TTGCGAAAGGTGTGGCAGCGAAATACAGAAGAAGAACGACTGTTGGGTGTGTCACTCACAGGGATAATGGATAATAAACTACTTACGACAACAAACAAGGGGTTATCTAAAACTCTAGAAAGGTTAAAAGATGTTGCGATTACTACAAACGATGAATGGAGCCAACGTCTTGGTATCCCTTGTGCTGCTGCTATCACTTGTGTCAAGCCTAGTGGCACTGTCTCCCAACTTGTTGACTCTGCTAGTGGGATACACGCTCGCCACAGCCCTTATTACATTCGTACAGTTAGAGGGGATAACAAAGACCCATTAACACAGTTTATGATTGATAAGGGTATTCCTAGTGAGCCTGATGTAGGTAAACCTGATCAAACAACAGTGTTTAGTTTCCCTGTTAAATCTCCAACAGGTGCTATTGTAACATCTGATTTGAGTGCTATTGATCAACTTAACATGTGGTTAGCTTATCAACGTCACTGGTGCGAACACAAACCGTCAGTGACAATCAACGTAAAGGCTAATGAGTGGTTTGAAGTAGGCTCATTTGTTTATGAACACTTCGATGAAATGTCTGGTGTATCATTCTTGCCGTACCATGATCATGTTTATCAACAAGCTCCTTACCAAGAGGTAGGAAAGTCAGACTATGAAAAACTTTCTTCTCTTATGCCAAAAGTTATCAACTGGTCTGAGTTAAGCGAGTATGAGAAAGAGGATACGACTGCGAGTAGTCAAACATTTGCTTGCTCTGGTGACGTATGCGAAATCGTAGACATCGGAGCATAGGTCAAGTCCCTTCACCCTGCGTAAAAGTCTGTCGTATAGGTGACGATGGTTTTTGCGTAGGGTGTAAAAGAACCCTACTTGAAATTCGTGATTGGATGATTATGTCTGAGTACGAACAGAGAAAACTCACATACGAGTTAAAATGGAGACAAGATGACATCCGCAGCAGTTAAATACAAGAAATCATTCTTTGAGGGTAACAAAGCAGAAGAAGAGTTTATCAAACTCAGAGGTGATAACTTCATCCGAAAAGCTGATCGTAATGAAGACATGAAACAACATTGGGATGTGTTGGATAAAGAGTTTGGTAAGGTAGACATAAAAGCCCCCAAACGCAGAGAACGTGGGGGCGAGGTAGATTACTCTATACACTGGTGGGAATTTAAGAATGTTCTAGGTAACCTTGGTTGGGGATCACCAAACGGAACAGATCGTTACATTGCTTTCAGAGTAAAGGATAAATTTATTCTCGTTGATCCAAGTGTTGTAAATCCAATATTAGAGACTAAATGTACTGAGTACTTTAGGGGTATGTGGGGATTAAACACAAGAAGAGGTAGGAAAGATTTATTTGCTATGATTCCTGTGGACTTCCTACTAGAACATGCAGAGCATGTAGTAGAAATATGATCTCACCTATGACAACAGAGGAACGCCGACGATCTATGGAACGTGATAACGTAAATAACCCGAAACACTACAATCAATCTGGAATAGAGTGCATTGATGCTATTCGTGCAGCAACAGGAGAAGGTTTTGAATACTACCTACAGGGGAATATACTAAAATACCTCTGGCGGTATAGGTATAAGAATAACCTAGAAGACCTACAAAAAGCTGAGTGGTATCTCAAAGAGCTAATAAAAGAAAAGGCCCCATAAGGGGCCTCTTTAGTTTCTACATCAGTTCAAAGTGTGGTGCATCTATGAAAGGTCTTCGACCTTGAGATCGTCGTAGGTCAACATATGCATTCATAGCATCTTCCATGTTGTTGCCATTCTCCCACCATGAGGCCATGTCCTCTATATGCCACGATGCTCCCCAGCGCAAATTATTCACGCCTAAGTCACATGCAGCTTGAGCCATAGCATCAGCGATCTCGTCATACAGATTAAGCTCCCAACGACCACCTGATCCAGCGACATAAGCCATAAGGTCTACAGCTTTTCCCTCTAGATGTTTAGATTTCATTGTCTGTGATGCACCTTTAGCAACAAGTGCTTCCTGTTCGGCCTTAGTTCGCAGACCACAGATCACAGAGAAATCCTGCTTGGATACTTCGATAGCTTTCTGAACTATTGCAACCAGTGTTTCATCAACACCTTCGAGCCGTTCTAGACTTCTTTTACCTAACTTGAAACCCATTTCATTTCTTCCTCTGAAAGATTGTAGAGAATATGTTCCCAATCCCTCTGCCAATGTCTGTTGGTGTGGGCAATAGCCACCCAAGCAAGAGCAAGAGCATAACCCAGATTGGTATATTCGTGTTTGTAATTTTGATTTCTTCGACCTTTTCCGTTTCGATTTCTTTCGTAATCGTCGTTGTGTTAATGTCTCTACCTGCGTCCTGATTGTCTTGTTGTCCAACCAACTGTTGTGTGTTTTCTTTACCTGCAAGGACATTTGCATTTACGGAAGGGCCTCCTTTACTAGAAAAGGGATTTAATGCTGTAAGACCACAGCTAGAAAGAACACTACTTGTAATCAGGATCAACAGGAGTTTGCGCATAAGTCACCTGTGAGGTTGAAACAGTACTCTTGGACTCTTTACCCATCCATATGCCGAAGCACCCTGTTAAAGCCCCCATACAGACGCTCACAAGGCCGCTTTGCTGTATCGTGGGGTCAGGTAAGGCCATGTACCAATGTACCGCCTGATACGTGAGTACAGTGACTGCCAGCATCATAAGTCTGGGTATGATCTTCCAATCATCAACTATTGTGTGAGCCATTAGCATAATACTCCGCTATTCGTTTGTTTGTTGTAATCAACACAATCTTGTTGTCGTCTGAAACGACTATCCACTTACCTTGACTATTCTCTATAAGTCTCAATGCAAAACAAACCAGAGTTTCTGTTCGTCACTAGAACTTCAGCTTCTGCTTTTTCTTTGTTGCACTCTTCTAATGACGAATAAGTGTTACCCACCTGATAGTAATCAAGCTGACCATTCATAAGTTGAAACCAGATCAAGAACCACATTATCTTACCATGTACATTATGACACCTAGACCAGCAAAGAAGGTAAGTAGTAGTGTTCCTGTAATACCCCAAGTAATGATAGCTTCCATCATCTCAGCCTTACGGTATTCCTGATCTCTCTTCTGTTTTCTTATTTTTGCTTCTATAGCCACTAGCTCATCCCATGCTGAAGGCCCCATCGTGAAAGATATGTAATCCTTCAACTCTTTTCTCATGGATTCTGCTTTACGCTTCGCAGCGAAAACTTCCAAACTTTCGGCCTCTATAGAGCCACCCAGTGTCTTCCACCAAGGGGGGTTCTTTACCTGTTTCTCAGCTTGACCTAAGTCAGACATATGACCAGCCCACTTGGTTAGCTGACTACCCATATCCTGTAAGTCCTTGCCTACCGCAAAACCTTTCTTCAGGGCGTTAAATGCGACAGTAGCCCCTGAGATTATGGTAACTGGGTCCATTGTCTATCCTACTTAACGAATGCATCGTTGAGAAGAATAATTTCTAGCTTTTGTACCTGTAAGGTTAATTCATGTGTTGTACTTATATTCCAACCCAATAGGCCAATAAGTGCTGCAAACAACACACCAACTAATGCTTTACTATCCATTATCTATCCCGCAGTGATTGCTCTATACTGTCGAGTTTCATAAAGATTGCTTTGATAGTTTCTTTCATCTCTTTCATTTCCCTGTCGTAGGAAACTTTAGAGCTTTCTAGTTGAGACTGCAGTACAGCGATCTGAGTATCGTGTTTTACACAACGATTAAACAAGTGCCATACTACAACCACTAGAGGGGCTACAAGCCACTGCATTACTAGGTCGATCATTTCATACATAACTCAAGCCCCCAAGAGTTAAGCGTTTAGTGCGTCTAGGTCATCCCACACACGCTGTGCATGCGCTGCAGCATCAAAGGCAACAGTAGCATCTGGATCATCAGGATCAGGGTCTGTCCAGCTATTAGCTGTTGCTTGTGTTGACAAGTAAGTTTGTAGATCAGCTTTAGATGTAATCTCTTCAATAGCACCAGAAATATCTGCTCCATCGTCTGAGATACCAATCATGATCCAATCTTGTGGGGAAGGAGTGGCAGTATCTTCTACTGCATACATACCACCTGTCATTTGTGGCACACCAAACTTAAGCCATGTTGGAATAGTGCCATTTGATTCTAGTCTGTATTTAACGACTTTATGAGCCATCAGTGTAATCCTCTAGTTGGGGAACATTAGTTAATGAGGTTTCATCCAGTATCTCAAAACCTCTGCTGTTAGCGAACTCTGCAGGGCAGTGTAACCACTTCTCCGCACAAGCCTCTAACCATTGTACTGTGTGATGATGTTCAGGAGCTTTACCTTCTTTGATCAACTCATTTTCCCAATTCAAGTAGGCATATACTTCTGCTTGAGCTTGGGCTGCGTTGATACCTAAGTCAAAGATATAGATTAGGTTACCTTCATCAATCTGACCACCACGACCACGAGCAGCATTCAGAGCTTGCTTCATACAAGTCATAATGTGGTACTTGATCTCTTCTCTTTCGTAGTCTTCCTCAGTAAGTTCGTCCTTACCGATCTTCTTCATCAAGTTCTCATACTGATTGCTGAAAAAGTTTAACTTACGAATAGCACCTTCGATATAACCACGAGAACTAGCAGCTTGAGCCATCATCTCATTGACCTTAACTTCAAGCAATTCACGCTCTAGATCATCTGTTTCATTATCTAGCTTACGCTCTAGCTTCTTAAGTTTGATCTCGTTCTTCTTCATACGGAAGTAACCTTCCTGAAGAGCAGCCTTAGTTTTTTCTATCTCAGCTAGACTGTGCTTAACAGAACGAATAGGAGTAATAGCAGTAACGTCTAGGGTTACACTCATCATCTGTGAGTGAGACTTATAGAAGTTACTAGAAGCCTGTTGTATTGCAGGAGCCTTTTCCTGAATGTTAGCCAACATCGACTTATACTCAGGTCTAGCGTCTGGTAGTTGCACCTTTAGATCAGTGACAACAATAGCGTTTTCAGTTTTATCTGACATCGGGTTCTCCTTATAATGTCGGGATTATAGTTAGGCTTGTAAGCCGCCATGATTATTTGAGGATGCAGCTAGTTGCTCTCTACCAACAGTTAAGTCACCCCAATCTTGACCGTTACCTGTTGTAGCAATAGTTACATAGTTTATCACTCTAGAGTTACTTCTAGAAACACTGTTAATTCCAATGGTTGGAGAAGAAGTACCTGAACCAAAACTACACTCTTCGACAGGGTCACCAAAGTCGGTAGCGTTACCTGTGGAAGCAATAGTAATGTAATCCATAACTGTACCTGTAGTGAAAACAGCCCTTGTACCATTTGAGAAAGAGGCAAGGTGATTCGCCGTTCTTGTCAAGTCACCAAAGTCAATAGCATTACCAGTAGAGGCTATTGTGACATACTGTATAGTGTTACTAGAACCACCCCCTGCCATGATACCCCTTGTACTTGAACTTGTACCTGATACCCTTTGAGCAGAAAATGTCATATCTCCATAATCAGTAGCGTTTCCAGTAGAAGCTATTGTGATATATTGGATTACATTTTGATCTGCATCACCACCACCAGAGTTTTTAGCACCACCAAAAAATAAAGCTCTTGTATTGTTAGATAAAGCACCCATTCCATATTGAGCATGTAATAGATCACCAAAGTCAGTACCATTTCCCTCTGTTGGGAGTTCGATGTACTCTATAACATTATTGGCAGTTCCCCCTACATCACCGCCACCTACTACAGCCCTTGTAGATGATCCTGCTCCAGCGACATTGCGTTTTGATGCTGTAAGATCACCGAAGTCCGTAGCGTTACCTGCTGTAGTTATTGTAACTTTGTCTATTACGTTCTTTTCACTACCATCACTCCCACCCATAAAAACAGCTACAGACAATATATTACCAGCAATAGGCCACAAACCACCTTCAGTATAGTCACTAGCTTCCGCAAGTGTCCATATACCACTGGCTACACCATCCTGATATGGTCCTGTAGGAGTAGTAGGAGTATCAGTTATAATGTTACCTAAGTACCGTTTACTGGTCATTATGAAAGTCCTCCATGAGCGTTAGAGCAAGCACCTAGTGACCGTTTAATGGTTGTTCCACCTGTTAATTGTAGATCACCAAAGTCACTGGCATTGCCAGTAGAAGCGATTGTCACATAAGCAACATTTCCTGCGTTGTTTGTTGTGCCGCCATACAATGCTCGTGTTGTTCCTGCGGCAGATGCACCACCACTCCAACTTGTTGAACTTAAATCACCGAAGTCTGTGGCATTACCAGTAGAAGCGATTGTGATGTAGTCGATGATGTTTGTGTTATTACCACCAAAGAACAAGCCTCTTGTAGAACTAGAAGATGATCCACACCCGTTTCTGCCAGTAGTTAAATCGCCAAAGTCAGTTGCATTGCCAGTTGTTCCAATAGTCACATAGTCAATAATGTTAAGATTATATAATGAAGGTGAGCCACTATTAAATCCACCACCAAAACAAGCTCTTGTTGATGAAGCGCAACCACCCAAATCACTTCTTGCAATAGTCATATCACCGAAGTTAGTGGCATTGCCTGTTGAGGCTATAGTAATGTATCTTATGTCGTTTATTTGTCCATCACCACCAGCAGCCAAACCCCTCGTTGAATTTGATGCCGCTGCAAAAGTATATTTAGCTGACGTATTGTCACCAAAGTCTGAGGAATTACCAGTTGATGTAGCATCAAAGTAATCTATGTTGTTTACTTTGGTGCCAGCACTGTTGCGTCCAAAAAAGTATATGCTACGAGTAGAGCTTCCACAGCCTGTACCAAAATCAGTGTTAGATGTAAGGTCACCCCAATCCGTAGCATTACCTGTTGAAGCTATTGTGAAATGGTCTATTTCGTTTGTTCTATCTGGTGATACTCCGATGGTGCCGCCCAAAAAGAACGCTCGTTGCGTAAACGCAGGTGAGACACTCCCACTTGCACTACTTTCTGGGCCATAATCTACAGAGTTTGTCGCTTGCACCGTAAACGTATAAGCTGTGCCATTTGTCAAACCTGTAACTGTAATGGGTGAGGATGAACCTGTAGCGGTTAAACCCTCTGGGTTAGATGTAGCTTTATATCCTGTTATCCCTGACGGAATACCTGTGAAGGTGGGGGCTGTAAAACTTACATCCGCTTGCGTATCACCAGCCGTAGCACTAACACTTGTAGGAGCAGCAGGAGCCATAATCCAATTCTGATCGCCTAACGCTTGGTAAACCGATGAAATTTTCCATACACCTTGTCTGTTTGGCATTATGAAAGTCCTCCATGAGAATTAGAAGCGGAAGCCGACTTACTTCTTCCCTTAGCTAAATCTCCAAAATCTGATGAGTTACCAGTTGATGCGATAGTCACATAGGAAATTTGCTGCTGATAATCGCCAGCATCGCTATCACCACCTGCAAACATTCCATATGTCTTGTTACTTAGGTTGCCATTAGCTGCTGCAAATGTTTTCAACGTCATGTCACCAAAATCAGAAGCATTACCAGTGGACGCAATCGTGACATAGTTAATAGTATTGTTGTAGTTGCCGCTGCTTAAACCTGCGGCCCACACGCCCCTAGTGTTTGATGAACAAGCTGTATTTCTATTCATACCTATTGTTAGATCACCGAAATCTGTCGCATTACCAGTTGTAGCGATAGTGACGTAATCTAAAATATTGCTTTCTGGCGTTGATGCACCGCCGCCGCCAAGTATTGCCCTAGTCGTTGAAGCACAGGCAGCATTTCTTCCTGTATCACCAGTGCCACTTCTAGTTAAATCACCAAAATCTGCTACATTACCTGTAGATGCTATAGTAATATAACCAATAACCTTTTGAGCATTGGTAATACCTGCCGTTGTCCCAATCTGGCCCATAAATAGACCTCTTGTTCCATTGGAAGTCGCAGCAGTGTCACGACCACCCATAACTGTAAAATCACCGAAGTCTGTTGAATTACCTTCGCTTGCGATAGTTACATACTCTATCGGGTTAGCAGTAGTCGTAGACCCCTGACCAAAAGCAATTACGGCCCTTGTTGATGAACCTAGCCCTGTCGTTTGGTTTGCGTTTGCCGACAAATCTCCAAAGTCGGCATCACTACCACTTGTTGAAATAGTAATATAGGTTATATCAGTTGTGCCGCTTGTTTCCCCAGACGCGTTCCCACCAGCAATTAAGCCCCTGTCCCCTAACTCAGGAGTAACACTTGCACTAGCTGCACTGGGTTCAGAGTAGCCAAAGGTGTTTATTGCCCACACGTTAAAGGTATAAGCAGTACCGTTAGTCAAGCCAGTAACAGCTATCGGTGAACTTGAACCTGATGCCCCAAATGCACCAGTGCCATCAGTAACCCTATAACCAGTGATCGATGAGCCACCAACGTCTGTCGGCGCAGTAAAACTAACATCAACCTTATTATTACCTGCAGTTCCACTTACACTTGTAGGACTATCTGGTGCGTTTAATCCATTGTGACCTATAAAGCCACCTTTACCTTTAGCCATGTGTTATCTCCTTACGAGATTTCTTCGTAGCTTACCAATACTTCTAAGTCGTTTGCAGTACCTGCAGTGACAGAGATTGAACGATCTTCTTCGAGATAGATTGCAGTGTTCTTATCAAGAACAACAAGAGATGCATCAGCAGGAACAGATACAGTTGAGGCAAGCGAGTATGCTGTACCACCAATATCGTCCTGTGTATGATAATCAACAGTGACATCACAAGCATTAGAACCATCTACGTTTGTGACTTGGATCATGTTGATCTTGAATACCTTGCCACTCGACGCTGCATTGCTTACTAGCTCAGTTGCAGACGTTGACGAAAGTGCAAGATAAAAACTTTTGCCAGTAATTGTACTGACGTTTACTATGTTTGGTGCGGCCATTTTTTACTCCTATTACCCAAACACGATAGACATTGCTATCGCTTTACCTGTTGAAACTCCGTCAGCACCACCTTGTATTACCCAATTAGTGTCATCTGAGGAAGGATCAGTTGTTTCTCCAGAGTGTGTAGTCTTTGCTCTGTAAGTTTTGTAGTCTACTGTAGAGTAAACTAAGGCTCCTGCTGTATAAGAAGACCCAGAAGACCAAGCAACAGCATTAGCAGTAGCAGCACTTGCTGCAGCGGCTGTAGCACTGTTAGCAGCGTTAGTCGCAGCGGTTGAGGCTGCAGTAGCATCAGTATCTACAGATGTTCCTATGCCATCTATATAGTCACCAGAAGCATTTACCTCAGTGACAAAGGTGGCTAACGCAGCTAGAAAGGCATCACCTTCAGCAGCAAATGTGGATGGTCTTGCTCGACTAGGAGCAGTCGGTAAAGCGGTAATGTCCGTATACGGCATATTAAGTTAATCCTTCTACTTCGATAGCAGCAAATGAGTAAGCTGGACCCTCTAGAGTAATATCGAACCTGCGATAGAAACCATACACAATAGCTGCGAGGGCTTCATCTTCAGAACCTATATAAACTAAAGGAGTAGCTCTAAAGTTAGCAAGTGTGTTTTGCACAGTTCTAGCTTTTCCTGTTTCAAGCCTCACATCGTAATCTACTAACTTAGCAAAGGCCCTTTCTGTGATGACAAAGTTACCGAAGTCGTCAGTCTCTTTACGTGAATAGTCTTCGATACCTACTGAGGTTCCGTAAGTTGTTAAACCAAAGTTGGACAGGAACCCAAATACAATTTGTCCTACCTTGGCATCTTCTCCGCTGTCTGTAGTGATACTAACTTCTACAGAGGAATCTAGGTATGGTGGGATACCAGTAAACAGAGCCTCTGTCTTCTTACCTTGTTCAGCAAAGAAGTAAGTAAATAGGTCAACAATGTCACTGTTGTCCAACAATGAGAAGTCTTCATTATAGACCTCACCATCACCTTCTACAGTGATGTCATTCCCCATGCTGATACCATGAGCTACGCAGTAGTACTGCAAATCATCAGGAGCATCATCAGGGACCACAAAGGTAGTCTCGCTATCTGTCCCTAGTGTACCTGTTGTAGTGACACCATCAGTCCAAGCTGTACCGTCTGTCTCTCTAATAGCGATTTGATGTCCTACATTAGAGGAGTCACTCTGGTCAAAGATGTAGGTGTTCCCACGACGAAATGTTACTGCAGGTCTGGAGTCAGAGCCGAATACGAAGACGTTGCCTGTAGTCACGCCATCGTACTGAGTACCACTAGCAACAGTAACTACATAGGTAGTATCTACTAAATCAGCATCAGTGACAGTCACATTACAAGATGTACCATCAAGACCAAACATGGACAAAGAAGTAATGTTAGAGTTAGCGTCATTGAACTGGTAGGTAATACTATCTGTGTTACTAACTTGGTCTGCGATCTTCTGATCAAAGGCTTTCCAGCGATTAGTAGCACCTAGCTCTAGCCAGTTAGTCCCATCATCCGTAGTAGGATCGTTGTTAGTGTTACTACCTACAAGACTTTCATAAACCTTGTGTGTAGTACCAATAACGATAACGTTATCGCCATCTGCGTAGGTAGTGGCAGAACTCCACTCGTTGTGATCATCCTCAGTGACATTAGAACTTGTAAGAATATCATTAGTAACTGTGACTGGCTTGATAATATCCATTACGTTCTCTCCGTAGGTAGTCCTTCAGTATCCCACTGACGATACAGATCATATGTACGTTTGGTATACTTATTGTTGTTAATACCTAGTTGTCTCTGTTCATTACGAAGCTCAGATATTTCCTGCTTCATATCTTTAACTGCTTCTACAAGGTCAGGGTTCTGTAGCATCTTACGAGTATCGTTATTACTCATGATACGTGAGGGGCCTGTCATCTCAAGCTCTGGGCCACGTTCACCAACCATACGAAGACCACCAGCGAAATAACCACCCAGAGCAAACTCTTTAGCTCTTGTGGAGTTATCCATGTTAACACCAAGATTACCTGCGTTAGAGATAGCCTGTTGAATTTCTGCACCAGACTTACCTGAAGTCTTAACACCCAACTGGTTAGCTACTTCTAGAAGCTGCTCTGCGCCTCTAATTTGTATTTTCTGGAACTTAGCACCATCACTTTCACGTTGAGCAATACCTGACTGACCTAACTGCTCAAGTATTTTTTGTCCTGCAGCATTGGCAGCTTGTACGCCTGATCCTCCTACCCCACCTGCTTTTGTACCACCACCGATAGCAGCTTTAGCAGCTTGTTGCGCAGCCATTGCAGCTTGGATAGCAGTACCTAAGTCAGCTATTGCTGATTCAACAGACTTAACAGAAAGGTCTACGCCTTTCATCACGTTAATCTGCTCTATTGCGGCCTCTAGTTGATCCTCTAACTTTTCTAT